GTCCTCTTACGCCAGACCGATAGCGCGCCCGATGGGTCGCTCATTGAATGCGTCAATGCCGCTAATAATCTGGACTTGTTTGTCGTGAAAGCCGTTGATCCGCCTTCGGGCTTTACCAGCATTTTAGTCGGCTATAACACCGGATCGGGCACAAGCGTGAATAACGTAACGGTCGGCGCATCGGACACGGGCGGGGCCGGTTATCGGGTTTTGCGCGTGCCTAACTAAAACAATGGCTAAGTCCCTCGACGAGCGGGTGCGCGAGCTATTGAGCCAATTGCTGATGGAGAATTTAGCCTTGGCTACGCGCGTGGAGCAGTTGCAGGAAGAGAAAACGGCTTTGGAAAATATGGTAGCGCGCTTACAAATAACAAGTCCCGAATGAATGGCTTTCCCACGCACCTTAACTTTTACGCCGACCAATGTGGTACGCGAAGCCGTCACGCACACAACGGTTATCGGCGCGCCCGGCTTCTCTCACGCCTTCAATTACTCGCCGCGCCCAAGCTACCGCTTCACCATGGACATCGGGCCGCTGCAACGCCACGAAACCGAGTCGTTGTCGGCGCTTTTCGCACTGCATCAAGGCGGGCGGACGTTTTATTGGGACGGCGGACAATTCGGGCTTATCGACGATTGCTTTGTGGCGCAAGCCGACGGTGTGAGAAAAACCTATTTTCTGCCCAACCGCTGGATCGATCCCGCATCGTATACCGTCAAGACGCGCCGCTTTTCCGCCGGCTCGTTTACCGACTCTACCTGGACGCACGCTATTGCATCGCTCACCTCGGCCAGCGGCGTGCTGAGCTTCGGCACTGTGCCATTCAGCGGCGATCATATACGCGCGGCCTATTGCTGCAAGTATCGCGTTTTCTTTCCGCCCGACGGATTGAAGCTCGATCAGTTTCGGCGCGGGCTTTACAACGCGCAGTTACAATTGATCGAGAATCCCGGCGCTATTGTAGACCCGGTGGGCGTGCCGACATTTTACCAAGTGGGCTTGGCGGCGGGACTCCGCGCCACAGCGCGCGTGGCCGAGCACGTACCGATTCAGCGCATGAAGTTACGGGCGGAAATGGTGGCGACGGCGGTCGTGAGCGCGCGCACGACGGTCAGCAGTACCGGATTTCATCAGCAAGCCTTAGCCGCCAAGGCGTTTATGACGACGGCGGTCGGCCGCGCCACAACGACACAAACGGCATCGGGCAACTTCGGCTCCAATGTCATAGCGGACTCGGCCATATCCACGAATGTTAACATGACAACGACAAGTCAATTTGTTATCGGCGTGCCTTACTGGAATACGGACTGGTGGATCTCCAGCCGCTCGGCGGCGCTAAACGTCGTCACGTTCGGCACGGCGCCCGGCAGCGGCGGCAGCCGGTTCGATTGGAGCGTAGTGGGATCCTAAAATGGCAACCACGGTCTTCGGCACAGTCGCGGTTGGCTCGGGCACCAACATCAGCTCATTCTCGCATGCGCTCGCGAGCAACAGCGTGTGCGTCACGGGCGTTGCGCCCAGTTGGAATACCGTGGTGTGGGTGCATAGCAAGTCGACCAACGCCGTGACGATTCGCTTCGGCACGCAGGTCGACAGCGGCGGCGGCCGCTATGACTGGCGGGTGGACGCGCCGTGATTCCCATCACGCTGTCATTCAGTCCCAACGCGCTCACGCGCGAGGCCATGACGTTTACGGTGCTGACGGACTACGTGACCGCGGTGCAGTTATTCAACCGCGCACGCCGGCCGATCTACCGCTTCACGCTCACCTACGATGCGATTTCGCGCTCGCACATGCAGGAGTTGCAGGGATTGCATGCGGCGCATCAGGGTGCCGTGCCGTTTTTCTGGAATGGCGGCGAATTTGGCGCAATGGAGAATTATAACCTGATTGGCGTGGCCGACGGCCACACCACGACATACTATTTGCCGAATCGAAACATCAATACCAGCTCGTTCTCGGCCAGAATGCTCAAGCCCGATACGGGCGTGACTAGCGTGACGGGCGATTATTTCTTGCGCGCATGGGGGCAAATGGATTTTACCGTGACGCCATCGTCGGGACAGGAAATACAGGCCAAGTGGGCCTGTACCTACCTGGTCAATTTTGACCCTAACGGGATCAAGATGGAGCAGATAGCGCGCAATGTTTACAGGACGGAATTTCAGTTAATAGAAAGCGCATTGGTGCCGTGAGCAGGAGGCGATTAGGTTGAAAACATTCAGCTCATCCTTCATCGCGCTAAAAAACAGTTTGGAAGATACAACGTGGTGTCACTGTATTGATTTGACGATCAACGTCAATACCACGGCACACTTCACCAACCTGCCCGACACGTTGTCCTTCGCCGGTCAAGTTTATGCGCCGGTCCCTTTTCTCGTCGGCCAATCCGAGCAGACCGCCGACGGGCAGTTGCCGACGCTGAGTGTGGACGTGGCCAACTTTCAGGGCATGGCGCTGCGCTTTGCCAAGGACAACGACTTGTCCCTCAACGACGTGACGGTGCGGTTGGTGAATCCGGTGCTCACTAGCAGTGGCCAGGAGGACTTCGTCAAGATGCAGGTGCAGACCGTCGTATTCACCGATGAAGTGGCGCGCTTTAATCTGGGATTTTCGTTTACGTATGATGCCGAGGGGCCGCGGCGCACGTACAACCGTCGTGATTTTCCGAGCATGCCGTTCAACGCTTCTAAGTTTTTAGTGTTCTGATGCTTGAGCTAGTCGGCATTACGTACAATCCCAAAGGGCTAACGCCAGAGGAAGGACTGAGCTGCTGGGGCGTCGTGCGCTGGGCGTTGATGAAATACGGCGGCGTCGATTTACCCGAGCGCGCGATTCATCCGCATCGCTGGCCGGAGTATGTCACGATTTATCGCCCACCGTTTCCGAAACTCCAAAAACTGGACGTCCCGATGTTTGCCGAGATCATACCCGGCATAGTCAACCACATGGGGATCATGGCCGACGAGTCCAACTTTATTCATGCCGGCCATCTTTACGGCGGTGTCGTGTGCGAGCCGATAAGCCGCCACTACGACAAAATCGTAGCTATCGGCAGGCCTAAAGTATAAATTCGGGCAATGAAATTGAAGATACCCGAAAAGCCGGATTGGACGCCGGAGCAGATAAAAGAGCGGCTGCTGCTTCTCACTCCGCGGGAAGAGCAGGTGTTGCGGCTTAGGTGGGGACTAGACGGTTCGCCGCCGATGTCGTTGGACGCTATTGGAAAACGCTTCGGGGTAACTTCTGCAAGAGTTAGGCAGATTCAAAATAAGGCGCTGAAAAAAATGATGGACAAAGAAGTGGGTGATGTCTAGGCGCATAAAGGCATTCCGGCATGAATGAACACCCGGAGCATACATCGTTGATGAAATGGGTGCGCCAGCGGGGCCAGCATTATTGGCTCAATCGGCGCTCACTAAAGTCCACGCTCAACCGGCGAAACGGCGGACTGGTCGAGCTCATGTATCAGGACGGCCAAGCGCAGATCGAGCGGGTTACGCACGGGCCGTTTCAAGTCGTGCCGCTCCATCGCCATCCGCACGTGGACAGCTACGAGTTTCCGCTCTGGGGCTCGGGCGAGATCTGGATCAATCAACGCAAGTATTCTCTGGATGACAGGCGCACCCGCTGGCGACCGCTCTTCATATCGCGCAAGACGTGGCATGGCGGCTGCGGCAAGGAGCGCGGCGGGGCGTTCTTGTCGGTGCAGTGGTGGGACGGTGAGGAGCCGGACGGCAGCGTGCTTGAGGACTGGATTGCGAAATGATCCTTGAGGTACGCGACATTCTGGAAAATAAAGTAGCCATCGGCCATAGCCAGGCGCCGCCGCCGGGCACAACGCTCGGCTATATCTTCAGCCAGCGCGATGAGCTGAAGGCGATCAAGCGCTACATCGTCCAGGTCAAAGTCAACGACTTTAAGGTTGACGACTGGGAGAATAGCGAGCTTGTCCAGACCGACCGCGTCGAAATCGACATTGCGCCGCAGACCTTTGGTATCGCCACGGGCACTATCCTCGGTATCATTCAAGTCGGACTAGTTTATACGTCAATATTGACCGCTGTTCTTTCGGTCGTTCAGTTTGCTGTCGGCTTATTTAATAAGCCTAAGCCCACCAAGCTAGACACGCCCAAGGACTCTAGCACGTATTCATGGGAAGGCCTCAAGACTTCGTTTAGTCCCGGCTCGCCGGTGCCGGTCATCTACGGCGAGCACGGTTTTGGCGGCCAGCTTCTTTCGCTTGCCATCGATGTCGATCCACGCCGATCCGACAAGCAGCTTTTGTCCATGCTCATAGGCGAGGGCTGCGGCACAATTACCAGCGTTAATTGCGTCAAGATCAATGGCATCACGTTTTCGAACTTCAATAATCCACTACCCGACGAGGCGATTTGTGAGGCGGCGGCGAATCGTTACTGGGCAGAGCGGCCGGATGTTGCCGCTGACCCGGTCGCCGGCTCCTCGCCGCAAGCGGCCTATGAGCACTACATTAATCAGGGCCAATATGAGGGCATGACCTGGCATGCGGAGTTGTGCACGAACGATCCGCTCAATATCGCTTGGGACTGGCGCTGGGGCGCGAACAATCAGAGCGCCATTCCCGGCTTTGCGGAGAGCCGCAACACGTTTGCCGATGGCCGCGAGATCTCATCGATCTCTATTGTGTATGGGACTCAAACAACCCACGTGGCGAGAGTCCAGTTGCAGGTTGCCGCGCTTCAAGGCTTGGGTTTTTTCTGGGGCGGGACCAATCCCCGGTTAGGATCGCAAACGGTACGCTACCGCGTAGAATATCGGCAAACCGGCAGCATCGAGTATACGCTCATCGATGAGCGCGCTTTCACAGCGGCGACCCGCAGCGAGGTGTGGGACGCGCCGTTTTATAACTTCACTTTTAACGACGGCAACGGCTGCGCCGAGTCGGCCAACCGTTACTGGTCCGATTATCCGGACGTTGCGGCCGATCCCACTTACAATGTGAATTATGCAGCTGCCTATCAGCACTATTTGGATTACGGCATCGCCGAAGGGCGCGCCTGGCACTCGGAGCTTTGCGGCGGTGCGTGGGAGATCCGGCTCACGTGGCTAAGCAAGGATCAAGACGAGCGCGGACCGGCAAAGGGCGACGCGAGCTTTCATCATATCTGGTTACGCAATGTGACCGAGATAACGACCGATGAGGTGCAGACCTATTCCGGCACGGCACTTCTGGGCGTCCGAGCGGTGGCTACCAATCAGCTACAGGGGGGCGCGCCGAATGTGACGGCGGTCATCCGCGGCCGCGATGTGCGCTGCTATTTTGACAATGTGACTTATATCACGACCTGGACGCGCAATCCGGCATGGTGCCTGTTGGATTACATGACCAACAGCGTCTATGGCATGGGGGCGTTTATCAACGGCCCCAATCCAATAACTCAAGCAGCGGCAGATGCGTACTGGATCGCTAGACCGGATGTATTTGCGGACCCCGGATTCAACTTCAGCCCTGCGGCCGCCTATCGGCATTACATCGAGCATGGCCGTTTCGAGGGCTCAACATGGGGCGATTATTCTACCATTGTAAGCCAGATCAACATTCAGTCGTTCGTCGATTTCGCCACGCTCTGTGACTCGCAGGTATCGGACGGCGCGGGCGGCTTGGAGGCGCAGCACTGTTTGGATTTGGTGATGGATAAAAAAAAGCCCCACCTGCAATGGGTGCAGGACATCCTGGGGCTTTACCGCTCCTCGCTCATATATAGCCAGGGCAAGTATAAAATCATTTCCGACCGTGCCGACTTGCCGCTAAGACAGATCTTTCATGCCGGCAACATCGTCCCGGGCACATTTCAGATGACGCTTGGGGCTGCCGACCCGATCCGGCCCAACCAGATCAACATCGCGTATCCGAATCGATTGCAAGACTTCAACATGGATACGATTTTCGTGCAGGACTCGGCGAGCGTCTATGGGCGCAATGAGCCGATTAAGGACATTGACTTATCACTGATCGGAGTCACGCGGGAGAGCGAAATCATCCGTGAAGGCCATTGGCAGTTGACCCGCAGACGTCAGAACACGCGCGAAATCACTTTTGAAACAGGCCTGGAAGCCTTGGCCGTTGAGCTCGGCGATAAGTGCGCGGTGGGGATCGTCACGACCAATTTCGAGATGGGTTTTGGCGGCCGGGTGATGGAAGGCAATATTTTCAACGTCGTCCTGGACCGCGAAGTCACCGTGACGAGCGGCTACACCTATGATTTTTATTTGTGGCATACCCTGAGCGACACGCCGGAAGTCCGCACCGTAGCGACAACGCCCGGTCCGGGGAATGCGTCGCTGGTAACGATCACGGTCAGCCCGACTAACCCTTTCAACATCTCGCCCATCA